CCGCCTTTTCGGCTTCTGTTTTCTTTCTCTTCTCCTCCGCGTCAACCGCCAGAAAAGCAAGATACCCGATAATCATCAGCGAAAAGCACCAGAAGAACCCGCCCCAATTGATATTGCTGATGGCTACGAGTGCCGTAACCCACAGAATCACTTCGGCTGCCACAATCTTTTTCTTCAATGCTTCGCCCTCCATTTCTCCAGCTCAACGGTATCGAAAACCAGCGGGCTGTTCCTTTTCAGCGGGTTGAGTTTTCGCACAACTCCCGCCGGTGCGTATTTCTCGGCGCGCTCGAGCACTGTTTCCCCCAACAGGGGATTCTGCATTTTCAGCAGCTCCGATTTCCGCATATACCGCGCCGGATACGATATCCGACTTTCTTCTTTTTCTTTGATCCGGACTTCTCGTCCCAGAAACATGAAAATCATTTTTTCTGCTTCTGCTTTCGTGATTTCTTCCATCCGGGGAACCTCCTTACTACATCACCAACACGGCCGCCACAACCGTTATCAGCACCACGAAAGTTACCAGCCACGCCGTAAACCAGAATTTTGCTCTTATTCTGGCTTCTCGTATCACGCTGACTGCGAAGCCTTCCGCCTGCTCCCATGTCGTTTCTTCCATGTTCCTCCTATGATTCTGCCCAAACAAATTTACCTTTTCCTGTTTTCCTTCCGCTTCTCATTGCATTGGAAATAGTACACGGAGCAATTCCAAAATAATTTGCCGCTTTCCTAACAGATTCAAAAACGATTCCTGTTTCTACGTGTTGGATCGCTTTTCTATGGCTATATCCAAAATCTTTCGGTTTGTAACCATTCCTTAAAATTTCTTTTGCCCTTTTTTCTGCATAAGATTTTCCTCCTGTTTTTATCCAATACTTGATGAGCGCCCTATCTATTCCGAGTTTTTCTGACCAAACAGTTTCCGGAAGGATTTCTCCGTTCACATCAATGAAAATCGTGTTTCTTCGATTGTTTAGATTTTCTTTTCGTGAAATCCACCTGCAGTTATCTGGAGAATAATTTCCGTTATTATCACGTCTGTCTAAATCTAAGCCCTTTTGATATCCATTCTCTAAACACCAACTTAAAAACGGCTCAAATTTTTCCCATTCATCACAAACTTTTATTCCCCGTGCTCCGTAATTTTTGTACGCTTTGCATTTTGGATTTTTGCATCTTTGTTTCATGGCTTTCCAAGCCCAGTAGATGCTTTTATTTTCCGTCCTTATGGACACTTCTGTTTCCTCCTATCACGTTCCCTTTTTCGTCCAGCCAGTCCCACAGGTAGCGGCCTTTCCCTGAGTTTCTCCACTGTCCAAGACCTCTGAGCATTCCGTAATCAAGCCACTCTGTCACGGCTCCCGCCAATCCATCAGTCAAGCACTGCACCGTGAATTCGATCCACGCCCCCGCCGGGATGCTCTCGCTGTTTGCTAACGCCACGCGCTCGCCCTGCGGTGTCTGTCCTCTCAGCGGCCGCTCGCAGTTTCCGATCTCTCCATCAAAGTGAATCGGGATCTGACGCTCTTTCACGAAAATCAACCCGTCAATCTCTTTCTTGTACGCCTTAATTTTCGAGCTTTTCGTGTTCGGGACCTTACGCAGCATTCCGGCCGCATCTTTGAAAAATCCCTTAATCTGGTAGTCCCAATAGATCGGCACGCCCTCTTTGTTTCTCGGGAAAACGGTCATTGCTTTCTCAATCGTCTCTTCCACGCCGACTGCTTCGACCTCTTCCTTCTTGCTTGGCGCATTCGGTGCCAGAGACGCAATATAGGTCTTGTGAATCTCCTTATCTGCCGCCGCTGTTCCAAGGATTTCCTCCGTGAATGTTAATCTTACTTTGATTTCCTGCATGTTGCTTTCTCCTTTTCGTTTTTATTTTTTGATTTCGGCGCTCTGCCCTCTTCGCTGCGCACCTGCGTATCAATCCGCCGCACTTCATTTCCTTTGCTTGTCCGCTCGAATCTATGAATTGCCTTGTTATGCCGTTGCTCATCCTGGCTTCCAGTGCTATTCCCTTGCATCGCATTTCGATTCCGCGAATATCCTTTGCTCCGACCTGCGATTCCTTTCCGTAGCATTCCGGTTCGTTGGCTCGCTGTACCATTCCATCGCTCAGCTCTACTGCTCTGCGCCATTCCATGGCTTTTCGTTGCCCAGTCTTTCGTATCTCTTCCTTTGCTTTTCAGCTCATGACGGTGCATCGCTATTCCATAGCCCTTCTACTCAACGTTTTTCCTTGCCATCGCTGATCATGCCCACGCGTTGCTACTCCTTTGCATCTCTATGCTAGTCTATTCTTTTCCTTGCCCTCGCATTTCAATTCTCCGCTGCGCTTTTCCTTAGCATCGCCATCATAGCTATGCCATTGCGGATAGAATTTTGTTGACGAAATATCTCTGCCCTTTCCCCGTTACTTTCGGGGTGCGGCTGATCCGAACATTTCCGTTCGGCTGGGTGATCGTGGACTCCTTAATCTCCATAACCTCGAGATCCATGCTCTTCTGTGTCGGCATATTGTAACTGGCTCCGTCCTTCCGGATCAGATAACCGTTTTCCCGCATCCACTGGAAGAGCCGCTTCTCGCCGATGTCAACCCCGTTCTGCTTAATCAGCTTTGCAAGGTCGCCTATCAATATGGACGTTTTACTTGCGCTCACTGCGTCCGCGAAAATCTCTTTCGGTCGCATCCGTTCAATCGTCCGGTTCTGCTCCTCAATGGTTTTCTGCGCTTCGAGGACTGCCAGAGCAAGTAACTCTTTGCCCTGCGGTGCTGTCTGCTGATACCCGCCGTTTTTCCGGATCGCCGGGAGAACCTCGGCTGTCACCCAGCGTTTGAATTGTTTTGCGCTCTCCAGCTTGCTACCGAAGATCAGCGCATACAGCCCGGACTCGTTGATGAATGTAAGCCCTCTGTTTGGGAAATCCTCTAATGTCGCGATTTGCGACTTTAGGAAAAGCCGTGCATCTTCTCTCGCTACGTGCTTTGCAATCGCATCACGCGAGTTTCTGTAACCCAATGCGGTTGTGATGTCGGTAGCATTGAACCACGGTTCGCCGTCAATATTCACCGCCCGGATCGCTCCGAACTGGTCTGAGTAGAATCCTTTCATTTCGTTCATGCTTCCACCTTCTTTCTGTGGTCAAGAAAAAGCTATTTTGCTTACCGAGCAGCGCTTGCGATGCTCAATATATGTTTTTATATCTTTTTCTTATTCTTATTCTTATTCTAGGGGCGTTACTGTGACGCTACACCAATGTTAGCGTAACGTTATGATAACGTTACTAAGCAAATCGCAATGACCCTGTTTGCATTTTGCTGTTTAATATTTCTCGTTCCAGTGCCGGATGCGTCGGTAAAGTTCATCTGCCGCAGCGACTTTTTCAAGTTCTTCTTTGGTGATCGGCCGCGGCTCTCCGGCTTCCAGTTTTTCGATTTTCTTTTCCAGATCTGCGATTTTTCCGAACAGCTTTGCACTTGCATACTCTTCACTTTCCAGATCGTCCGCCAGATGTGGTAACGAAAGTAATGTTTTCAAGATTCCCATAGTCTTTACACCTTTCGTGTGCTATACTCCATTTGAAAGGAGCTACTAAATTATGCAAATACCAGATTATTCACACCTTGAACTTTCCCTTTATCAAAAATTCATTGTCCGAACCCTGCCAATATTAAAGAGTTCGATTTTTTATCGTAAAAAATCTATATCTCTTCTCTGCCAGTACGAACTGATACATCGTGTACCTCGAATTTTATTCGGTCATTACGTCTATGAGCCAACCGATTTTGGAAAAATGTATTTTCGATACAAAAGGAAAGATCATCTGCGTTTTTTGATCCCTACCACCATTTCAATAATTGCATTGCTTGAAGCATATGATGTGCTAACCATTCCATTTCTTCGCGACACATTACAAGCAATAGGCACACTACTGAAAAGTACATTGGGAAGTCTGGGTGTTTTTCACTGAACGTTTTTCGCGGTGTGAAAAGCCACCAGTTAATAAATCTTTTTAAGAGTTTCATGTTCCCTCCTTATGTTTTCTGTAACCGGGCTTTGTCCGCTTCGGCTTTGTCTCGGAACGCTGTAGCGTAAACCAAAACCAGTTTTAGATCATCATGGCTAAGCTCCGTAAGCGCCCTTATTCCATGTTCAAAAAAAGTTGCTTCCTCATCTTCCTCTGGAATTGTTGTGAAATCAGCAAGTCCAGCAAGATAGCCAAGGTCAAAATCATTCATATAATACAGTTTGGAAATTACATTTAGCATGATTTTCTCTTTGTGCAAATCTTTTTCTTTTCGATGGAGTCTCGGGTCTTTAGTTTTTAAAACCTCTACGGCTTTTTCAAACGGAACCGAAAAATACTCTCGTCCATCTGCGTCATCACATCTGTTCTCTGCAAAGAAATCATGCATCTCTTTTTCAAGAGAAAAAGCATTTTCTAAAGGCTCCGTTGAAAAAGTTCTTTTTACTTCGTATGGAATTTCCTGCGATCTTCGTTTTACATTGGATGAAACACCAATTTTCACAAAGTCTCCGCAATCCATCACATAGACCACCTTGTTCAAATTTGCTCCTCCAATTCAATTTAATTGGATTTATCTGGTACAAAAATAAAATCCATCGGAATACCAGATAATTCACTCATTTTTCTAAGCTGAGAAAGAGTAGGTTCTGTTTTTCCTTTCTCCCAATTAAGAACTGTAGAATTGGAAACACCAAACTCTTTTGCCCAAGCTTTCTGGGTATAGCGTGCATTAACGCGAACCGCCTCAAGTGAAATCTTCGGCATATATTTTCCTCCTTCCTGTCTTGTTGGTTATATCATAATCCAATTTGTTTGGATTGTCAACACCAAAATCCAAAATAATTGGATTTAGTATTGAATTTTTTATGAAAGTGATGTATTCTATAGAGGAAGGAGGTGAGAACCCGTTGACAGATGAAGAGCAAAAACAAATTTTTGCGAAAAATCTCAATCGTTACATTGCCTTGTCTCAAAAAATGCAGAAAGATGTTGCTAAAGACCTTGGAGTAAACGTAACAACATTTAATATGTGGTGTACAGGAAAAGCAATGCCTGGTACTGGAAAAATACGAGCGTTGGCTGATTATTTCAGAATAGGAATGACTGATCTTACAGACCTTAAGGAAGAAAAAGAAATTGATGCTGAATACGCCGATGTGGCAATGAAAATAGGACTTAACGATAGCAGATTTAAAAGAATCGTTCTTTATTACGACAAGCTAAACCCAGAGAAAAAAGATTTGCTTTGTGATTTTTTTGAAAAATTCGTTATGTGACACAAAAAGAGCGGGGATCACTCCCCCGCTCTTTCTTCTTTGTATCCTCTTCTGACGAACCAATAGATAAGTTCAATCATCTTTTCACTTTCTATTTGCTCAATCATCCGTTTTATTTCTTTCTTTTTGTCTTCCGGTTGTTCATCTCTCATGATTATGTACCTCCCTGACAGTCTCAATCAAAATAGTGATACCACGATCATAGAACATTTGTTCGAAAATGTCAACCGTGCGCCACGTATCTGCCTATTTCGATATACAGAATCTCTAATTTTTCAACTTTTTTCTCCCCCCTTATTGACAGTTTTTAAAAATATGATAAAATTTTCTGTATAACATCTTTATACTTATATTACACCGGATACCGCACAAGATGTTGACGTAATTTCATGTGTGCTTGCTCTTTTGCTTGATAATTTTCGTCAGAATCTTGATACAAAGGGGGAATTTAAGGTGACTACAAAGAAAGAGATGTTAGACACATTTGCGGAAAATCTGGAAAAAGAGCGCATAAAGCTCGGGTATACTCAATGTGAATTCGCGAAAAAGCTGGGAATTTCGGCATCTTCTTACCGGAACATCATTTCCCGCCGCGTGGACACGTTCAGTATCATGCTTGCGCCGAAACTCTATGAGCTGACAGGAAGATTCTTATACGAGATGTTCGGCCAACGCAGTATCGAGATTGAAGTGCTGAATAAATTCCGCAAATTAACAGATCGGCAGAAAGCCTACATAAACGCCAAAATAGAATTCGAGCTTGAGATGAAAGCCAAAGAAGAAGACCCTGCGAACATGTTGGATGTCCTGCTTCTGACAGGAAACATGGAAGATGGGATGGTTCTGGATTCCGCACATGAAGAGCATGTGTATTACCCGGAATATATCAAGAAATACGGAGAGCGGCTGCACTGTGGCATCCGGATAACATCGAACCACTTACATCCCGTATATATCAAGGGCGACATCATCGGAATCTCGAAGCGGCCGCCCAGGGACGGTGATACATTCGTCCTGGTCAATAAAAAGAACGGGCGGGCGTACATCCGTAAATTTATCCAGTCGGAACCGTGCAGAATGGAGCCGATAAACGGGTATGGGGATATCATAACCATAGATCACAACAACCCGGACGAGATAAGGGAATGGGTTATATTTGGCGTGGTTATCACGGTTCTGCGCAGATAGGGGGAGTCAATATGGCAGAGACAAAATATTGCAAACATTGCGGACAGGTTATTGACGCGGATTGTGTCGTGTGTCCGAAGTGTGGAAAGCAGGTTGAGGATCTTAAAACAGATCAGAAGAACGTTATTATTAATAACAACAACAGTAGCAGCGCATCCTCTTCTGCTTCTTCATCAGCAGCGGCAGCGGCGAGTGCAAGCCAAGGAGTATACGTCACAGGAAAACCAAAAAATAAATGGGTTGCTTTCTTCCTGTGCCTTTTTACTTTATGCGGACACAAATTCTACGAAGGAAAATTCGGAATGGGTATCCTGTACCTCTGTACCCTGGGGATTTTTGGAATCGGCTGGATTATCGACCTGTTTACGATTCTAGGAAAACCGAATCCGTATTATGTATAGATAATAAAAAATGGCCTAACAGACTGTGGCGCAATCTGTTAGGCCTTTCATAAGAGGTTACTCCCCGGAAGGAATAATCTAATGAACATGATTATGTTATCACACTTCCGGCGGCTTCGCAAGTGGAACGGGAAAATTTTCGATTTTTTTCGACTATTTTTTCCCGTCTGTTTGCGGCCGCTTTTTTGCACCCATTTTGCGCCGTCTCTGTGGCTTTTCCAGCCACTAAACGAAAGGAGCCTATAGATGGCAAAGGCGAAATATACAAAGCAAAAGAACGGGTATTTTCAAGCCCGTGTGTGGGATGGAAGTTATGTTGATGGAAAAAAGCACTACATCACGATCCGATCGAAGAAAAGCAGTAAGGATCTGGAAACAAAGGTGGCAGCCTACAACGACAAGATTAAGAACCTCGAAACCGTCCGAGACAAGAACATCCTGTTCCTGGACTACGCCGGGCGGTGGCTGACAGTCTACAAAGCCGAAGCGGCGAACAACACGAAGCGGATGTACCGGAACATCATCGAAAAGCATCTGCGGCAGATGGACGGCGTGCGGCTCTGCGATGTCCTGCCGATCCACTACCAGACAGTCCTTAACGACGCGGCCGGAAAGAAACGCATTCAGCAGCAGTTACAACTCACGTTCTCGCAGATCATGAAAGCTGCGGTGCATGACCGCCTGTATCCAGCCAACTTGCTCGAAGATCTCAAGGACGTGATGAAGCCAATCGACTACAAGGCAGATGAAAAGCGGCCACTGACCATAAACGAGAAAAAGGCGATGCAAGACGCTGAATTATCCCCATCTGATCGAATCTTTGTGGATATCTTGTACTGTACCGGATTAAGATGTGGAGAAGTGCTCGCCCTTACTCGGTTTGATATTGATTTTTCCGAAAAGATCATCAATGTGAACAAAGCAGTTGAATTTGATGATGCCGGAAAGCCGAGCATCAAAGAACCGAAATCGAAGAACGGATTCCGGCAGGTTCCAATTCCGCCGCAGCTCTATACGTCACTTGAAAGCTACGTGCGGTTTTGCATGAAAGGAACGCTTCTGTTTTCGATGCAGGGCGGCAAAATGGTGTCTAAATCCTCTTACCGCCGGAAGTGGGAAAGAATCACAAAGGAAATGAATAGAGTCGCCAAAAAGCCCGTCTGCGGACTCACAGCCCATATTTTCCGCCACAACTATTGTACATCGCTCTGCTACCAGATCCCGCGTATCTCGATCAAGAATATAGCGTCTCTCCTGGGGGATGACGAAGCAATGGTTTTGAGGATTTACAATCACATCATGCTGGAAAAAGAGGATACCGCCGGAGCGGTAGAAGCTGCTCTTTCCATGTGATACGAGGTGACACGAAAATGACACATTTACATTCCTCTACATTCCTCTACAATACCTTACTTTGATTTTCCGATAATTTCATTCCGACAACGTAAAAAGGCTGAAAACCCTAGTAAAATCAATGGTTTCCAGCCTTTTCAATTAGTGAAGCATCGGGGATTCGAACCCCGGACAACTTGATTAAAAGTCAAGTTTCCTTACCACCTAAAATGCCCATAAATACGCCATTTTCCAACACTTACATGACACGAAAATGACACATTCAGATTTTAGCATATTGTGTCCATCATGTCAAATAAAAAACCGCGTCAATTTTTGACACGGTTTTTCTACAACTCATTTTTCTCTATCTTGCTCCACTACTTTTTCCAGAAGATTGAGCACGTATGAAGGTGGCTTTCTTTCCCCGCTCTCCCAATGGCACAGGGTCCCTTTTGGGATCCCGTACTGCTTGCAAAACTCCCCTTGTGAAAGTCCGGAATGCTCTCTTATTTCTTTAATTGTCATTCTTCCTCTTTTTTCTTTTCCATCCATTCTTTGTTTTTTGCTATCGCGTTATAACTTTTTTCTATTTTCTCCTCAAACCTTTTCTTTTTCCATCATTTCACGCTCGTTTTCAATTTTGTTTATAACTTCGTTTGTGATTCCTTTGTTTTCCCGGATCACTTGTCTGGTTTTTCAAGTGTTTTTGCTTTTTTCACATAAAAGAGTCGTGTCAAAATGGCACGACTCTTTTATTTTTTTCTCATGCTTCTTTTTCCGCGAGATCGAGGTCTGATCCATCGAGAAATTCCCCGTCTTCGTCCGTATTACAGTATTCGAGCGCGTATTCGTCTGCAAATACGTATCCGCCGCTTTTCTTGTACGAGCATTTGTATTTGTTTAACTCGGCTTTTGCTAATCCGTACTGGTCGCTAGACCAACGTTTCAGCTCTTCCGGGTTTGCGTTTTCACCGCAAACACAATCTCCTTCGACGAAATTATCAAATTGTTTCTTTGTGTAGCTTCCTACACCATGTTTTAAAATTATCGTATTGTAATACATTTCTGTTTTCTCCTTTTCTGTTTTTTCGGTATCCTCTTTTACTACTCTCTCAAGCAGTTCAAGCACATACCCCGGCGGGTTTCTTTTTCCCGCCTCCCATCCCTCAAGAGTCCTCTTCGGGATGTTGTATTTTCTTGCGAACGCCTCCTGTGTTAAGCCGGAGGCGTTCCGGATTTCTTTTATTTTCATTGTTTTTCTCCTTTATATTCAATAAATTCGTCGTCTGTCTCAACGAATTTATTGATTTCTTCGATCAGTTCCTCTTCGCTGACCGTCTGGAACTCACCGCACTCGTAAGTTCCGTCTTCGAGACGGTGATCATCGAAGCTTCCGCACACTGGGCAGAAGTCAAATTCTGCGGTGGTTCCGTAGGAAACCTCCCACATCCCGTTTTCCAAACGGGTGTAGTCCGTCCAGAAGCCATACGCTCCACCGTTTGCTGACTTTTCTGATTCGTACTCCGAAAAATCATTAAATCTTACTCTCTGGATTCCTTCCAGACTTTTAATTTTTTTTGCTTTTTCCATTTTAATTTCCTCCTTGATTTTTGTTATGCCTTAACTTTGATTATATAATACCACTCATCGACGTATACGTCAATAGGTTATTTTAGTTTTTTTATTTTTTGCAATAAAAAAAGGCGTAGGGAAATCCCCACGCCTTTTGATATATTTTATATTTTTTTACTGGCGGTTACACCACTCCTGTAAAGCCTTGACCATCGCAGACGGGTAGCTGATCACGCCGTCTACCGTTGTGCCGAGCTTGTGCTGCATCGCTCGGATGGTCTGCGGTCCGATATAGCCGTCTTCTGTGGTTCCGGCCCATTTTTGCATAGCTCTGATCAGATCAGAGCCGCCGGACAGTTTATCAGACCATTCGGCCGACACGATACCAGCACAGTATTCTTTATTGGCGGTTGGCTGATTGCTGATCACGCCGTCTACTCCGGTTTTAAAAATCTCCTGCAAGCGTTTGGTCAGCTCATGACCCCATATGCCATCGACTGCGATCGTTTTTGAGTAAGTGCAAAACTTGGCGTTACAGTTGATCCAGCCAGCGCCGGATAACAGCCGTCCCCAGCTTGTATTTTGGATCTCTGTTACCGTATAGCTTCCCTGATCCGTGATCATGCCAACGATACGGCTGTCTGCGTTCGGCTGCTCTCTAATATTAAGGTCGGTATTAACCTTGTAGATACCCGGCTCATATTTTCCACTTGCTGGCTGTTCGGCCGCTGCCGCGCCGCTGATCAGGCTCTTAAACCGCTCCCAATCCCCTCTCTCGATGATCTGGCTCGGGCAGTGCTTGCTACAGATATCGTAGTGGCGGTATACGCGACTTGCCGGAATACCAGTCTCCCGCATGATCTCTTTGACGACCGCTACCGTGTTCTGAAACGCTTTTTCGTAATTATATCCCGCCTGCACGCACATCTCAACGCCGATGCTGCTACGGTTGCCGTAGCGTCCAAACAGGTTATTACCGCCGTAATTAACCCCGACGTGCCAACACCCACGGCTGTGCGGTGCCGCCTGATAGGCGGTGTCACCATCATCCACGTAATAATGGGCGGACATATTCTGAAAATTGCCGTTATACTGCGCTCGTGCGTGTGCCAGCGCGTCTGCTCCGGCGGCGAAGTTATCCGTGTTGTGGACTACAATACATTTAGGATCGTTCTCACTGTAAGTGTTCGTGTTACTGATTAATGATCTGTCAATTCTCATTTGTCGATGCTCCTTTTCCCAAAATTTGGATTCTTAGGAACATTGTACTCTTTTTCTCACGGCTCTTTGTAGGCTTGTTAGACTACGTATCGGTGATGGCTGTATCTTACGTTTTCCTGCGTTACTTTTGCGTAGATCATCGTGGTGTTTCTGCAGATCCGTCACGTCCATGCCGTGGTCTATCGCATTTGTAGCTGTGGTGTGCCGGATCAGATGAGGAAATAGCGGTCTCCCGATGCCGGATCGCACGCCGATGTTGTGGATGACCTGCTCTATAGCTTGCTTTTGCAGAGCATGGTAAGGCTTACGTATTGTACAAAAAACGGCATCTGTATCGTCTTTTCTGGTAGTCCAATACTTCTGCAGAGTGTATTCTGCGCGGGCGTTAAGATAAGAAACTCGGTGTTTGCGGCCTTTTCCGAACAATCTGACTTCTTTCATAATTCAATCTGTTATTCATGGACCCAGTATTTAAAGATGTTCTGATTGGCTGATTTTTCACCATTTCCACATGACAGTCCATATACAATTTTTCAATTTCTATCAACTCTACTGTTTTCATAATAAATTACCTCGCCATAATTTGAATATTAGAAATAACGGATTTCTTATTTTGATTTTCTATAATCTTAATTGCAGGAGTTCCATCCAAAGTAATCATATACGCATGATGTAATGAAAGAATCTTATCCTGTAACTCTCCGTCATCCTCCATCATTGAAATCTTTAACCCAATTTTCTTGCAGAATTCTGCATTCAAATGCCTTCCATGAATTTTTGAATCGTCATGTTCATTCAGTTTAGACACAATTGTAGCAATAATAGCCTGATCACTTGGATTATTCTTATCAAACATACATGTTCCAAGCCATTCTTCTATAAGTTTACCAGAAAGTTGAATCGCGTCAATAGCTGTTTTCATAAATGCAGCTGGATACTGTTGAAGCTTTATTGCCCAATACTGTGCGTTATTTGGGTCAGCCAGCAAATCTCTCTTTGCTTCTTCAAATTCCATCATTATATTATATGCGGGAATTCCATTAAATTGCGGATCAATTGGCCCCAAGCTAGACTGTTTTCCCATTATAATTTCTTTTGCAGAACAGGCAATCATTGTTCCTGCAGACATCGCCAACTGTGGAACAATCACTCTGATATCATTTCCAAATTTTGCTCTAAGATAACTAACAATTGCCTCCGCTGCTGCTGGTGAACCACCAGGCGTATGTAAAACTAAATCCAGTCCCTTAGTACAATCTAATCCATGAACACACGCCATGAATCCTGTCATATCAGCGTCATTAATGTCTAAATTGTTCATAATCATCATGTGTAATAATAATTTTGTCTGGCTCATCTATGCTACCATGAATTTTATATAATGCACCATATGGATTGCTAAGCAAAATATCATTTCCAACCAATGGTTTAAATCCAAAAATATCTTCCAACATACAATCATAATTTGTTGTAATAATAGAACTCAAATTCTTTTTTGTTTTCTTTAACTCAATAAGCTCTGGATTGCTCTTGTATTTTAGTGTTCCAAATATCTGTGCAATATACAATTTAAACCTACTTATACTAATTCCTTTTTCCATATTGCTATAAAATAAGTCATTAATTTCTTTAAATTTCCCATTTCTGTCTGAAACTAAAGTAGCATTAAATTCTTTTTCGATATCGGAAGCAATTTTATCATATTTATATTTTCCATCATAACAATGATTTGATTTTATGTCATAATAATATTCATTCCTGTACCTACAAATAACACTGGATGATTACGGAATTGTCTTATAAAATCAGATAATTGCATTTTTTCATCTCCTTTGCCATAAAAGTAATTTTATTATATTACAATTCTGTTCTCTTCTCATCGTTAGCTAATTGATTATACTTTTTTCTCCATGCACGCGATGGTTTTCTACATATACCATCTTCCGATTCAAAAGCACATATTCCAGCTATACCATTACTTCCACAAATGTCAGGATTTGTATGTCTACATCCTAAAGTAGTATTTTCTGTATCTCCGTCATTTAATGGCTCAGAAAACCCAATCCGCATACTATTTTATTGGAATAATCACGTACCCATATAAATACGGATATGGACAGTACAGAGTGATTTTTCCATCCGTACTGATTTGAATACTGCCTGTGTTTTGGTTTCTAACTAAAGCACTCATATATACTCCAATAGAGGAATTCAATGTGTACTCGCTGGACAATTGAGCAATGTTTTGTTGTTCGACTTCAGATACTTTATCGACTCCGTTGAATTTGCAGTATAATAGTTTGCCAATAGAAAAGGTAGCCAGAATACCATATCCTCCGCAGTCAATGTATTTGATATTACCATATTTTACATTACTATTTAATTCGTTAATGGCTCCCGGAATTGTCTTATTAGTCGTCTCAAGCTGAGAGATACCCTCAGACACGATTTTCTTAGCAATCCATTTCCACAGATTGCCGAAAGTCAACTTTTTATTCGCTTTAGCTGGGGTGTCGTAGATAAGAGCAAGGTCGGTGTCTACCGGTTCTGTTTTTTCGGTGTAATTTGTGAAATTTGCCATATTAGTTTTCCTCCTTATTGAGCTGATTATTTTCAATGTATTCATCAATTGCGGAGATATGCTTTTTCAATTCCGGGTTAACCGCGACAAAATTGCCGCGGTTATTCTGACTGATAAGGTCGCCGGAATCGTCCACCTCTGAATAGGTGTAAGCGATCCGGATGCCCTCGCCGGTTACTAATTTCGTAAAACTTGTTAAGACTTTCATTGTTTCTCCTTTCATGCTATAATTTTCGATTCTACATAATCAATATACGTCTGATAGCCGATTTCGCTGTAGTCCAATTCCGGCTCTTTTTCATATGGAGTTTCGTTCTTTTCCAGTCTTTCTAGCGTGTAATCTGCCTGTTTAGCTTTCAGTTCCCATGAAAAGCTAAGATTTGGTGTTCCTTTGACCAAAAAGTAGTCTGCCGTTTTTTCCTCGATCCACAGGTCGCCGCATCCCTCTTTCTGCAAGAACACGTTATACTTGTCATTTCTCAGCACTGTTTCGCCGAAAATATCGTCAATCTGAACGTAGCACAGGCCGTTTTCGTCCGTTTCCGCTTTTCCGATGTCTCCGAAGAACGGGCTTGGCATCTCATAGCAATACTGGAGACGCTGACCGTAGTTTTCGGTATCTACAATTCTATTTTTGGTTCCAGAAGTGTAGATTCCCTCTGCGGTTACATGTGAACCTTTTCCAAGTCCATTTCCTATTGCATAAAAGCCGCCGTTTGCATCCTCTTTTCCGGCTTTCATGTATACACCATAATTCGAGAGCGAATCAGTGACAGAGGAATATCCTGAAAGATCGTCCGTGTAACACATTCCGAAGTGTCCGCTTGTCCACGTGCTGCCAATTCCAGCTCCCGTTGATCGATCAAGCAATTGAACGCCAGGGAATAAGTACGGATTCATTTCAAAAATATATTCTTTCCGAGTAACGCCAAATCCCCAGTTAGCCGTACTGTCAACTTTTACGCCGCCTGTGGAGATTTTGACAGCTTCATTTCCGTTGACCGTGCCTTTTATATAGTCATTTTGTGACTCAAGGTGGATCTGCGTACCATATATGGAACCTTTCTGCAAATTAAAACCGTCTTTGTTCCAGCTTCCGATCTTATTTCCACTGGAATCATACACTTCCGCTTGACCGTTGCCGTTGTTGACTCCGCCAAGTTTTAAGGTTCCTCCTTGTGCGTACGAGAAATTGAGGTACAGTTTTCCATCTTTCAAGAAAAGGCCCTGTGCAGCGCCGTTATTGGTGAGTCGGTTAAAAATTTCAAGCTGTGTTAAGGCCTTGTCCAGTGCATCTACCGCGGAGTTGTCCGTATACTTATTTCTCTTCTGCCAATCTCCGGCAACATACGAGCCGGACTCTCTGGCGGTTACGCAGGTCATGATATCGGCACTCGTCGAGTCAAACCAGAGGTCACCTACAGAGTATGGAGGTTTTGGCTGACTTACGAAAATCTGAGCCTTTCCGTCGATGGCATCGTAGACACCGCTCGGCGGCTCTGCTTTCATCGGCTCCCACGCGGTGCCGCTGTAGATATAGGACTTCTGCTCGGTCGTGTTGTACCACAAATCACCCTTATGCTGCTTTTTCAGTGCGTCCGTTGTCCACGACTTAGCTGGGTCTGTGCTCTGCCGCCACGTTTCCGCTTTTCCGTCTATCTGATTCTTAACATCAGCAAGAGTGTTTGCGTACTCTCCCTTGATCCAGTTGTTAAGAGAGGAGTCATCAGTATATTTATTTCTTTTTTCCCAGTCTGTAGCATTAAAATTTCCGCTCTCTCTCGCAGTCGTACAGGTCATAATATCTGCACTGGAAGAATCGAACCATAAGTCACCCACATCATACGGCGTAGTTGGCTGCTTAACGAAAATCTGAGCCTTGCCATCAATCGCGTCAAATACGGCTTGCGGCGGCGTTGATGTCATTTCCTGCCATGCTGAGCCATTATAGATATAAGTTTTCTGGTTCTCTGTGTTGTTCCACAAGTCGCCCTTATGCTGGGCTTTCAGCTCATCCGTTGTCCAATTGGCCGCCGGATCAGTGCTCTGCCGCCACGTTTCCGCCTTACCGTCAATCTGAGTAGACAAGTTGGCAATAGTCTCTTTGTAGTCGCCGGAAAGGAAGTTTTCAAGCGCGGTATCGTCTGTATAAGTATCTTTTTTCGCCCAGTCGGACGCATTATACTTTCCAGATGTGCGCTTAACTACGCAGACAAGGATAGTTGTTCCGGTGAACCATGTATCGCCTACGTCATAAGGGGGAATCGGTTCGCCAACAAAAATCTGCGCCTTGCCGTCGATTTTGTCAAAAACATCGTCTGGAACGCTCATTTCATGCCAGCTTCCGTCCTTATAGATGTATTCGACATTGTTAGTCGTGTTATGCCACAAGTCGCCGTTATGAGCCGCTTTTTCGCGTTCCCATACGGTCAGAATGTTTGCGCCGGTGCTGTCTGTGATATTTGCGCCGGTATGGTCCTGCAATGGTTCAGATGTGCTATTATCTGTCCATTGGAGCGCCGGATCTGTTGCTTGGAACCACGTTTCGGCTTTCTTGTCAATCGAATTAGAGATTTCGACAAGCGTTTCTGCATAATCAGTGTAAATGAAGTTGTTAAGCTCAGAATCATCTGTATACTTAACTGCCTTGATCCAATCAGACGCATCATAGGAGCCGGACTGGCGTGAGCGCTGGCATCTCATAAGATCGGAAGTGTCATTGCCCACCCACAGGTCACCTACATCGTACGGAGGATACGGCGTAGCTGTAAAAACGCGGCGCTTTGAGTCTGCTGTGTCTTTGGCTTCTGCGGCTTTCTGCATAGCAAGCGTGATATCGGTATCCTGTACGAGCTGCCAGCTCCACGCCGATCCGTCTTTCTGGAAGCGGTACGCATAGCCTTTCGACTTCCAATAGAATAAGTCTCCCTCATGAGCCGTCTTCTTCTCCTCGGTATCCCATTCTTTCGCCGGAACGTTGTTGAGCGTAGGCTCGTAATCGTAATAGAACGTTTCGATCTGACCGTCAATCTGCTTTTGCAGGTTGGAAATCATAGGGTTGTATATATTGCTCTTAAAGTCGTTCAGAGAAGATTCCGCTTTTTTTTCGGCAATATCTGCCACCGTTTCGCCCTGAATGGAAAGAGAAACCACGCTAAGCCGGACTTCTCCCGTCTCAGCATCCATGTAGACGGTCTGTTTTCCGTTTCTGTCCTGGATGATAAGGGTTCCGCCAACTCCCCAATCGAAATTGATGCCGATAGTAGTCATGATCTTAGCTATCATGACTCCATCTACAGTAAATCCACCGTTCCAAGTCTTTCCGCCGTCGGTCGATGCTGTGATTGTATCAGCTGTAATTTTGAAAACACTTTTGGATTCCGCAAGTGTAGGCTTATCGTGCAGATAGTAGATGCTGCTGCCGTCCGGCTGCACTTCGCTTGAAATATAGGTTCCGGGCGCGTTGGAAACCTGTTTTTCGAGAGCGTCCATCTGTTTTTCAAATTCTTTTTTAATAACCTGCTGCTGCTTTTTGAGATTCTGGTATACTTTCGAGCCAGATGTCGCCTTTTGCGACTTTACGGTTTCTGGGCTGTCTGTATCGCATGAAATAGACGTACTGCCAAGGTACGTGTAAGTAATATTGCTCAGAACCGAAAAGAAAAGATTTCCTTTCATATCCTGCACGAAACACGGGTCCATAAACTCAGCAAGCGGGTTTGAAATGTGATCTCCGCTGAAAGTGTAAAATTCCAGACCAACAATAACATTTCCGATTAGCTGCAGTGCCTGTGCTTCTTTGCCGGAAATCAATGGATTTTCGATCAAGAAGCAGTAATCTTCCGAACCTACAATATAAGATTGCTTTTCGTCTCCATCGTCATTCTCCGCCTTAACTCCGGTTATCCGAATCATATCTGTCGAAATGCTCGGATTCTTCTGAAATCCAGAAAAATTCTGTGCTTTCGTGTAATCATACGTGCCATCTGACTTTTTAAGGCCGGAAAAATCATAGCTCTTAATAATAACAGCACCGTTGGAATCGCACATGGCATTACCGCCAGCAATCATAGCGATATATCCGAGCATATCCCTGCAGGTAACATTTTCAGAAATTGCATCTACCACGAAATCACCATTTGTGAATTTCGCGCTGCCAGCAACAAGATTACACTGAATGCAGACATCCCGATAGATATTGACTACAGTCGCCGGAAACGTCGTATTTGCAACGTAACTAGCGGATGTTTTCGCCATGTAATCTGCAGCAACAAGCGTAATTGTGGATCCCGGCGTGGTCGGCTCAACTACAGAAAAGATTCCCTCTTTGATTTTTTCTACGCTTCCATCATCCAGCGTCATTCCCGTAAAAAGTGTGATTTCTGCGCCGTAAAAGTCAATGGCATCAAATCTTCCGTCGTAGTTATCCAAATTAAGCTCTATTGTTCTTGAAAGCGCCACACCGAGGGGGAATGAACTTCCCCCATTGGTGGTGATGCTGTTACCGTCAATTCGAAAATCTTTGGACGGATCCAGAGTCAATTTTGTGCCGTTCCGTAAAACCACGTTCGCGTACGCATAACATGCAGAACCGTTTTCTACTTTTTTCCTAAATTCTGTGCTTACATTTTTCATGATGGGTCAATCCTCGTTACCTGGAAACTAAGACTTGTGCATTTTTCCTCGCCCTCTTTGAGGGAATATATCGCTGTGTCAACGTTTGCAACATAAAATGCATGTGTCTCCCATTTTGCGGTTTTGATATTGAAATAATGGAAATTGAACTGAGACTTGAAAACAGTCTTTGAAAGGATTTCCGCTGCTGCTTCAAGGGTAATATCGGTCCATTTAAGGTTATACGCTTCAACGGTGAATAACCTTGTGTTGACCATTTTGCCGTTCATAAGCCGCCCGGAATCGTCCGAAGATGTTGCTGCAAAAGCAATTGTGTAACCATCTTCGTCAACATCTGGCGGCGTGTAGCCATCAAATTGCAAATGATTTTGTGCCATGTATGCCCTCCTTAAGTCGTAGACAGCTCGAATGGGTTATTTCCACCCTGTATCTGCTGCAGCTTTGCTTCGCTGATTGTTTCCTTGAACAGGACTTTTCTGTCCAACTGTGCAACGAAAGTATAGCTTCCATTGCCTTTTCCAGACTCTTCCCGGACAATCTTACGGATAAGCCCCTCTGGTGCTTCGATATTGTTTCCGCTTTTCTGATCTCCGAGCATTGCCAGAAACTCCTGGTTTGGTGGGATGACCGCACCGGATGCCAGATGTGGGATTCTTCCGATAGTTGGAATATTTACATGCGGAATTCTATTCACGCCGCGGATCAGATTATTGATTGCTCCGATTGCCTGATTAACCATGCTGATGATCCCATTAATCGGAGCACGCACAACATCACCAATTCCGCTCATGATACTCGAAAAGATATTTTTGACGCTCTGCCAAGCATTCCGCCAGTCACCAGTAAACGCGTATTTAATAAAATTCATAATCCCAATAAATACGTTTTTCATAGTTCCGAATATTGACTTAATCAAATCGCAAAGCACCTGCGGAGCAATGCCAGCTACGCCAAAATATTTTACCCAGTCAACAGAGAATAATTTTTTCACCAGTGACATAAATGGAGTTAAAATATAGTCTCCAATCCATTCAATTACAGCGCCGAATGTATCCGCAAATCCCTGTGCTATTTGTCCTGCACCGGAAAAAGCTTTTTTCCAGTCACCCGTAAACACACCAACAAGGAAATCGATCAAACCGCCGAGCATATCCAGAATTCCGTTCGCCATTTCTACCGCAGCGCCCAATAAATCAATAGCCGCGTCGCCTAGCCATTGTACCACAGAAGCCAATAATGGAATTACATTTTGAAGAATCCAATTAATAAGGGGAACAAGAACGTTATTCCAAATTTGTTGTAGCGCATCAATGATTTTTGCGCACACATCAAGGAATTTATTGACAAAATCTGTAAGAGGTCCATTAATCAAATCTTCGAGCCGCGTTCCCCATTCATCGATGATAGGCACTACATAACTATTGTAAAGATCAAGCAATATTTCCAAAATAGACGCACAGCCTGATTCGATGTCATCAATAAATGGCTTAACGCTCTCATCATAAAATGCAATGATTTTGTCGGATGTATCGTTTAAAAAGTCCTCGATAACCTGCGCGAGATGTTGAATAGGTGCGATTGTTTCGTTAATCGCTTCGACTAATTTATCTTTGTTATCGATCCATGGCTGCCAGGCAAGATACATTTTATCGCGCTCGTATCGTGCAAAAATTTCTACAGCCAAGCCGCCTAAAGATGCAAAAATTCCGATAAGATTTCCTGTCAAATCCTGCGCTGTTTGTGTGCCAAACGTTTTTGCAAATACTTCGGCTATCGTTTTTGCGATAAGTCCGAATTCATCTGCAATTTCTGTTCCGACATTGAAAACGTCAACCAAAAATTTCTTGATTCTATCTTTATTTCTGCTCAGATAGCTTTCAAAACCGCCTACAAGATTAACAGCCAGTGTAAGGCCTACGCTTGCTATTGATCCGGCTACGACCCCGAGATTATAGATTACAGATTCTGCAAAGCGTTTTGCGGCTCCTACTACTTCCGGGTCCGTGAAAATCTCCGCAAGATTCTTTTTGATGGATGCAAAATCCTTTTTTAGCTCTGCAAGCTGCGGTTTGTAATCTCCAAGGCCATCCCAGAAGCCGGACATAAACAGGTCTTTAATCTTTTTCAGTAAATCAAAAACTTTCTGCAGATTATCCAGAAAAGCGTTAGGGATCTGCTCTTCCGTGAACATCGGCGCACTGCCTGTTCCTCCTCCTCCACCGCCGCCAGCTCCCGGGGATTTGCCGACACCGCCGCTGCCGGAACCGCTGTCGCTTTTCGAATCCATCTTGTTCAGATCATCGAGAGGGGAAAGGTATTTTTCCGTTGCTTCTGCGGCCGCATCTGCCGCATCTGCCGCGTCGTTGGTTGCGTCCGCTACATCTTCCGCACTCGATGCCGTATCGCTTAGAGAGGCCGCGTAGTCCTTCTGGACGGCTAATGCTCTGGTGTATGTTTTCTGCCCGGAAAGCATCGAAAAAAACATACTCACGTATGTTGCAGCGGTGCTAAGCATGTCGATAAATTTGGACAGAATCGGTGCAATCGCAGTAAGAATCGGCGCAAAAGCTGTTGCAAGACTGTTTTTGAGCCGTTCCAGGCTGCCCCACAACATAGAGATAGCCGAGTTGGTTGAGCCGGATTCCTGCGCCAGGTTGGACATTCCGGCCACAACCGCGCTTCTCAGCTTATTGAAAAGTACGAATAATGAGCGGATGCCTAGACCGTATTTTAACAACATCATAATTCCGTTTTTGGCATTTCCCGCCGCGCTTCCGGTTTCTTTCATTGAATTTGCGGCTTTCTTTCCGCTGTCAGCAACCTTTTCATTGGATTTTGCCAACTTTGACGCGTTGTCTGATGCGTTTTTAGTCGCTGAATTATTCGCCGAGTTTGAATAGCTGTCAATGCTGTCTTTTACGTCATCATAAGAGGTTTTTAACCGGTCATTGATACTGGCCAGCTTTTCTTCTTGCTGAGCCAACTTTTCCATTGCTGCAGCTGCTTCTTTTACTGGCTCGGTTTTGATTACATCAGTACCAAATTTTTCCTTTTCGCGCATTTTCGCTTCTACTGCACTATATTTTTCGTACAGAAGATCGAGATTTTCTAAGGTGCTTTTAATTTCTTCATCATTAATTCCACCAGTATTTGACGCACGCAATTCGTCCCATTTTGCCTTTGCCACATCAATTTCTTGACTTAATGACTCAAGCTCAGATTCAAGTTCTTTGTATTTGTAAGTCGGAGTTTCACCGCCCAACGCAGAAGAAAACGCTTCTCCGTTTTGCTCCAATTCTTGTAATTCTTTGTTTGCATCATCAATTGTTTTTGCGAGCTGGTCAATATCATACTGATAGCTCTTATACTTTTTGCTGTCTTCACTGCCGCCAAGTGCCACAAATTTTTCCTGCGCATAGATGAGTTTGTCCATCTGCGTCTTAGCAGACTCTATCTGCGCCTGGATCTCTTTGTATTCGTCGGTCGGTATCTGCTGTTTTCCGAGTTCAGCAACCTTTTCTTTGAGCTGTTCGACTATTTTTTCTTGTTCTCTGTACTGATCGTTCAGCTTCGAGAACGCATTCGCCTGTTTGTTGAGTGCTGCTTTGGCCTTGTCTCCAAGACCATTAATAGACGAGATACACTGCCGCACATTCGCTTCCAGCTCCTTACTGCCAGCTTTCGCGCCGTTGGTGTCAATCTCCGTATCAATAATGATATAACCGTCAGCCTGTCCCGCCATGCGTTTTTCCTTCCTACCGTGTAACTTTTAACGGTTTGTGCCGGTGCTCCGTATGCTCCGGCAGTTATTTTGATATTCCGAAAAGCTCTCTAAGAGCTGCTTTTTCTTCTTCGCTTCTCTGGCCGCTTGTCGATTTGAGATCGATGATAGCCTTGTTATCTCTGTAATATTCCTGTTCCCACTTGTCCAGTTTCTTTCCTTTGGCTTTTTTATCTCGGATACTTACCACGGTCGCAAACGTGCCTTCCCCGATCTCCATGTAGAATGCAAAAAAAGTCCACCAGTGCAGATACTTCTGACCGCGCACATCTTTTCCGGCAACCTTATTGATAGACGGAATAATAATGGTTGCATCCTGTATCCAGTCCATTAATTTTGGCCTTTTTCGCTTTGTGTCCTCTGAAAACCCACAGTCAATAAATTCACATGCTTTTTCTGATGCTTCTTCCCATTCGCCGGGTGGCATATCGTCAAAATCAATATAGAGGATAGCTAACATGCTTATGACCTGTTCCGCCCTCTTTTCGTCCTCGGTCATATCTGGTTCGAAAATCTCTGGATCGTTCATACATTGCAAAATATCCAATACCACTCGATAATCTGAGCGTATTGGATATTCTTTTCCTGCAACGTTGAGCGATGTCGGAAGGCTCCACGCGTCCATTATTTACGATATTTTGTAACGTACTTGTTCATACGTGTTCGAACTTTTTTCGCCCTGTGTTCGGTCTCAGTTTCGATCACGCGGCCGATAGCGTCAACAACTTCTTCGAAAAACAGCTTTCCAGAAGCAAGCGGAGAGAACGGGCCTAAGATGCTGAAAAATGATTCTTTCGAATCAGATCCGATCAGATAGGAAAGCTCATCAGCAACCATGCTTTCAACCTTTTTAATGTCCGCCGGTTCGTTTTCCGGCACTGAAAAGCTGTTCAGATTTTCTACAACCTCATCATATCGTGAGATAAGATTGGTGTCGGACGGTCGAAAATCAAATTTTCCGTATACATGGCCCTGCTTATTTTTGATGTAATAAGTTTTTAAGCCATCATCAATAATGATGTCGTTACTCTGCGGTTTTACGAGTTTGTTGCTCATTGAAAAGCTCCTTTCTATTCGTTTGTGATCTTACGCCAGAACGGAAGATGTACTCTTACCGGAAGCCGGCGCTGCGCCCTCATTAAATTCCGGAGTTCCGGTTTTAAGAGAAGCTGCGCTTACGTAGCCTTTTGTGAATTTGCCATCCTCAGAAACAGCGAACGGGATATTGAGACCTGCAGTATCGCCGCCGTAAGACTGCGGTTTTACGATGACTTCGCGTACGTACGCAAGATGATTTGTTGCAGCTGTGTCCTCCACGATGACCTCTAGCATAAGTGTTTTACAAGCATCGCCTTTTTTACGCTCGAGGGCAATATCTCGCAGCACCGGATACAGCTTGTTATCCGGATCAGCATAGAACGGGTCAGCGTCCATAGACGGCTCATATCCGTTGTCTCTCGTTTTGGTCTGTCCGAGAATGTTTTTGGTTGTTTCTGTGTCCGGGTTAAGCTCTACGGACATATCCTCGATGTCGTCACCTACCAGCACCCAGCTTGCGGATGCCACGACTCTCTTGAATGTCGAATCAAGGTAAGTGGCCATTGCTTCACGCTCAAGTTTAGACATGTTTTTTCCTTTCTACCGCGTAACTTTTCGCGGTCAGCGGCTGCCGAATCGGTGCCGGTATGATTATTTTTTGAATTTTTTCCGATATTTTAAGGACATACTGATAACCCAGTCTTCCACTTTGTTCTCCGCCACCGTATCAAGATAAGATGGCGTAAGACGGGTTATAGATTCAATAACTCTTCCTTCCGTAAGTGTAGGGTAAGAATTCAGATGATGTTCTTCCCCATCCACCTGCACGGGCTGTTTTTCCAGCCACTTTCCGAGAGTGTCCAAAAATTCCTTGATTTCCGTCTTGACTCCAGGCGTTGTAGGTGCGGAACGGTACACCACAAAAAACGGGTAATTGCAGAGCTGATCTACCATCCCGGTGACCGATTTTTTTTCCGATGCGAC